AGGAGTACGGCGCGGCATACGGGCGCGCCCTGGGACAGAATGAACTGCGCTATGGCCGGGCGCTGACGGCCAATCAGGATCAGTACAACCGCGCCTTGCAACAGTGGCAGCTCGGGCAGGGGCTGCGGGAGACGCAGTACAACCGCCTGGCCGGACTCTCGGGGACGGGGCAGACGACGAGCCAGTACCTGGGCGGTCTGGGGGCGAACTATGCGGCCAATGCCGGGGAACTGGCCCTGCAACGGGGCAACGTACTGGCCGCCGGGCAGATCGGCAGCGCCAATGCCTGGGGGAATTTTGCCAACACGACGGCGAATACCCTGGGGAGCCTGGCGGGGATGTACATGCATCGGCCAGCCCCGCCGCCGGGGCAGGTGGGCTATGGCTACAATCCCACCAGTGTGCCGTACGATCCGTGGGAATTTGCCTGATAACAGGGCGAAAGGGTGAAGCAATGCCACTGGACCCCCGCCTGAGCTTCTTTGCCGGCCAGGGTGTCACGCCCGTCGATCCGCTGGCCTTCCAGAAGGGCCAGCAGGTGGCGCTCCAGCTCCAGGCCGCCCAGCGCCAGGGCCAGGTGGAGCAGATGCAGCTCGCCGAGGCGCAGCGCCAGGAACAGGAACGGGGCACGCTGGCGCGGGCCTTCCGCGGCGCCGTGGTGACCGATCCCGCGACCGGGCAGGCGACGGTGGACGTGCCACGCGCCTTCACCGAGGCGTACCGCACCACCAGCGATCCGCTCACGGTCTTCAAGGCGCAGCAGAGCTACGAGAAGACGCAAGCGGCGAGTGCCAAAGATGCCCTGGCGGCGCAAAAAGACCTGCTCGAGAACCGGCTGAAGTCCCTGGAATTTGGCGGCCAGATTGCCCGTGCCGTCGAACAGCAGTGGGACGCCGGAGGCGATCCGCAGCAGGCGTGGAACTGGGGCATCGAGCAGATGCGTGCGGCCGGGTTTCCCATTCAGGGCGTGCCGCCCACCCCCGATCGGAGCTTTCTGGCGCGCTGGCAGGCGGCCGGGCTGGCGCAGAAGGACGCGCTCACGGCACAGCAGAAGGTTGTCGACCAGCAGTTGCGGGAACGGGAACTCGCCGAGACGCAGAAGCGCACGGACGTGATGGCGCAGGATGTGACGGACCGCCGGGCGGAGCGCCAGCAGACGCGGGAGAGCACGCAGACCCAGCGCGCGGGCGAGCGTGAAGAGGGGTTGCGCAAAGAGTTTACCGGTCTGACCAAAGACTATCGGACGGTGGCGGACGCCTATAGTCGCATCCAGAGTGCCCAGGAAACCGGCCCGGGCGACATCAGTCTGATCTTTAGCTATATGAAGCTCCTCGATCCGGGCTCGACGGTCCGCGAGGGCGAATTTGCCACGGCGCAGAATGCCGGGGGCGTGCCCGAGCGGGTCATTGCGCAGTATAACCGGCTGATCAGTGGCGAACGCCTCGCCCCGGAGACCCGCAAGCAGTTTCTGGCGCAAGCGCAGGGTTTGTATGACCAGGCGACGAAGGATTATGACCGCACCCGGGGCCAGTACCAGGAGCTGGCGCGGCGGGCTGGAGTCGATCCGGCCAACGTGACGCTGGAGTTTGGCTCCACGGCGGCACCGAAGCCGGGGACCAGCGGGACGGGGGGGCAGGCGGGCGGGAAGCGCGCCAGCCGGGCCGAGATCCAGGACAAACTGAAACCTGGCTGGACGCTCGATCAAGCCATCGAGTGGTATCGTAGCCAGGGGTGGGAGGTGACCAACTGATGGAGTACACCACCCGGCAGATCCAGGATATGATTCGCCAGGAAGCCCGAAGGCAAGGCGTCGATCCGGCGCTGGCCCTGGCCGTGGCGCAGACGGAGTCGGCCTTCGAGTGGTGGCAGATCGGCGATAAGGGCCAGGCCGTTGGGGTGTATCAGCTCCATCCCGCGGCGGCTCAGGAAGTGGGATTATCGCCCCAGGATCGCTACGACGTGCCTCGGAACATCCGGGGGGGCATTGCCTACCTGAAGAACCGCATCGCCCGCGAAGGCAACGAAGATCGGGGCATTTCCGCCTATAACCAGGGCGTTGGGCTCCGGGATGGGCAACTCTCGAACCCGACGTATGTGCGCATGGTCCGGCAGTACCAGCGGCAACACCAGCAGCACCCCGCGCTGTTTTCCCGCGTGGCGCGGGCGGTGAGTCCAGGTCGCGCGGAAGCCGCCGACCTGCCCACGCTCCCACCGGGCGCCGCGCGGACACCGCTCCCGGATCTCCCCGACCGGCCCCCGGCAGCCCTGGCTCCGGCGCCGCAGACGCCCACGCTCCTGCACCGCCTGGGCCAGGCGGCCGAAACCGCCCTGGAGCAGGTCCCGATTGCCGGGCCCGTCTATGGCCTGGTCAAGCCGGTGCTCCAGGCGCAGTATGGCCCGCAGTTCGAGGCGTTGCCCCGCGCCGGGGCCGCAGCCGGGATCAGTGCCGGGGGGACTGCCACCGGGGCCCGGATTGGCGGACTCCTGGGGACGCCGTTTGGCCCGCCCGGTGTGGCCATTGGCACCGGCCTCGGGGCCATCGCCGGTTCGTATGCCAGTCGCCGCGCCAACGTCGGCATGGGACTGGAAGACCCGGGCATGTTTGGCGACGTGGCCAGCATCGTCTTGCCGGCCGGGCAGGCGCTCTATGGGGGGCTCAAAGGAGTGGACCGCTCCATGGTCGGGACGTCGCGGCCGGCGGTGGCAGTTCCGGAGCGGGACATCCTGGGCCGGCGTGGGGGCATTTTGACCAGCGAGAGGGGAAGCATTCAGGGGCCAGCGGCGCTGCCGTGGCGCCCGTTTGCGTCCCGGGACGCGGCGCCACTGCAGCCGGTGATCGATGCCCGGGCCGCGTCGCCCACCATGCGCATGGCCGGCTACACGCCAGACCTGCAGCTCCGGGTTCGGCTCGCTCCAGGCCGGGAGAACACGCAGCTGCTGCGCGTTGAGTATCAGTCCGAGCGCTCCCGGGCGCCCCTGATCTGGGCCAATTTTTCGCGCGAGGGCGCCTTGCTCGCCACCGCGCCCGAGATGGCCCCGGAAGAACTGCAGACCTTTACGGCGTTGGCGCAGGAGGCGGCGGCCCGCCTGCAGCAGACGCCGGACTGGATGCGTCCGCTGCTCGGCCAGGCGCTCTATGTGCGGTTTGGGAGCCTGCCCCGTGGGGGCGCCTCGCAGGATTTTGCGCGGGGACAGCGCTTACGGGGGGTCTCGGTCTATCCGGCCCGGGCCGATCCGCTGGAACACGTCCTGCGGTTCGATGAAGCGCATCCCCATACCGGGGAACACGCCTTCACGATTGGCACGATCCTGGATCGTCCCGCCTGGCTGGTGACCGGCAAGGAAGTGGGGATAGGCCCCGATAATGAACCGCTCCTGGACGCCGTGACCCCGCTGGTTCGGATCCAGTATCAGCCGCAGGCCGGCGGATTTCTCCCGAAGAGCGGCGTGGGGACGCGGGCGCGGCGGCGCCTGCAGGAGATCCTCACCAACGAACGTGGCGGCATCAGCCTGGACCGGTTGAGTCCCCGACTGGCCGCGGCCGCCTCCATGCGCGAACCGGTCGCGAGCGCGGTGACCCCGGCCCGTGCGGAGGCTGCTGACCTGCCCCTGCTGGCGCCTGGCGCCGCCCGCATGGCCCTCCCGGATCTCCCCGACCGGCCCCCGGCAGCCCTGGCTCCGGCGGCGGCGCCGGACCTGCCGGATTCCCCGCCGCAGAGCGCCTATGAGGTGGACGTGCAGGTCCTTGGTCCCCCTGGCACGGCGGCGGCGCAGGGGCTCATGCCGGCGCCAGAGCCCACGGCACCCATGCCATGGGGCCAGATCGCCCGCAGTGCGGTGCGGACTGCCAGCCGTGGGGTGCTTGGCGGCCTGCCAGAGCTTGCCATCCCTGCGGTAGAGCGGATGACGGACCCCACCCAGGTCCCCCAGACGGCGGCAGGTGTGGGAGAGATGATCGGCCAGAGCGCGGGCAGTGCGGTGCTCCCAGGACCGGGAACGGCCATCGGCGGCACCGTCGGGGCGGTGACCGGCTTGACCGCCGGGACGCTCGCCACGGAAGGGCGGTGGCCGACCTGGAAGGAAATTGGCCGGGAAGCCGTGTGGTCGGCGGTGCCCGAAATCGCTGAAAGTACGGTGCGCGGGATCGTCAGACACATTGGCCGGGGCACCCAGGGTGGGCGCTTGATCCGGCTCGATGAGGCGGCGCGGCGGGCGCGGGATCTCCCCGGGGTGTTCCAGGCGCCGCCCCGGCAGCAGGTGGGGCAGCAGTTTGACGCCGTGCGGGCCAGTGGGCTCCAGCTTGATACCGGGATCATGCAGCAGGAAATTCAAGGGCTCCGTCAGGGCAAGTATGAGGATTTGCTGGCTGAGGTGCGGCGCATTGATCGGGGGCATAAAACCGGCCGACGCTATGAACAGCTGGTCGAGAATCTGCGGAATCCCGGGCCGGGCGTGCGCGTGGCGGGCTGGCCGGTGGGGGATTTACAACAGCTCCGCAGTGCCGTGCGCGCGCGGGCCGAAGAACTCACCTCGCACGAAGCGCGGCAACTGCTCGAGGATTTTCAAGGGGCGGTCGATGACGCGATTGATGCGGGGATTGCGCGGGGACGGGTGCCGACGGGCATGACCGTGGCGGATTTACAGGAAGCCCGGCGGCAGTGGGCGCGAGTACGCGCCCACGAAGACCTGAGCACCCTGGTGGAGCGCACGATTGATGTCACCCCCGACCTCACGATGTCGTCGTTCAAACTGAAGCAATTGGCTAATAGCCTGCGGCGCAATGAGGGCCCCCTGGCGCAGCGCATCAATCGGGCGCTGGACCAGACGGGGACACGGGGGGCGTTTCAGCGCGACATCGAGGAGGTGTCGCAGCTCTATCAGACGGTGGAACTCCCGCTGGCGGATGTCTTTGGCATCTGGCGTGCGCCGGGCTTTGCGGTGGTGCGCCAGATGATTTCTGGCGTGCTGGCGTCCCCGACCGGGCGCCAGATCTTCCGTGACGCCATTATCGAGGGTCGCGGACGCCTCTCTTTGAACGGCTTCGCCGCGGCGGTGAACGCGGCCCGGCGGGAGTCAGGGCTTGTCTTCCCCGCGATTCCCGGTCTGGAGGCGGAGCGCGCAGGCGCCACTGCACCCACCACTCCAGGACCAGGAGGCTAAGGTTGCACGCGAGGGAGAGGAGGAATGCGTCCACACGGCTTCTCCAGGGGGGGCAACTCGGCCAGACGCGCCAATGTGGCGATCTCCAGCAGCGCCTCGTGCAGGGCCTCGGCGGCGCGCTGCTCCGCCTCCCGCGTCAGCGCGCGCTGGCGAGACTCCTGACGCTGGAAATAGCGCTGATAAGGAGGCCAGTAGGCCAGGAAGACGTTGACCATCACGAGGGGCCCGCCCAGCGACAGGACAAGGGGCCAGAACATGAGGACTCCTTTACAGCAGGATTTGGCGCCACAGGACGGTGAGCACGCCGCCCAGGGTGAGCACCAGCAGGGAAAAGCCAACGCCAAACATCCACGTGACTTTACTGTCCAGCGCGGTGAGGCGGGTATCGAGCCGATCGACCTTCGCCTCGATACTGATGAGGCGGTTTTCGTACCCCGCAATCGCGGTGGCGGCACTGCGGGCTTTGGCGTCCGAGGCCCCGGCTTCGAGCAGGGCATCATAGACTTCGGACAGCAGTAAGGGCATGAACAGACTCCTTAGCGCCGCGGCACGAGGTAGCCGGCCTCGAAGGGCGACAGCGGCGGCGCCGGCAGCACGACATACGGATACGTCGGCAGCGGCGTATACGGCTGCAGCGGCTGGTGCGTGCCGTACTGCCCGGTGTACGGGTTGACATTGCCCCGGGTGCTCCAGTTATCGAGCGTGGAGCCGTTGGGGCTGGAGCGATAGTGCGGCGCCACGTAGGTGCCATCACGGCGCCAGTAGCCATGGACAGGGACTTGTGCCGTGGCAGCGCTGGCCAGGGCGGTGAGAACGAGGGCAGAGAGGACGAATAGACGGATCACGAGGAACTCCTTTCGCGGTCGGCAGTCTGAAGGAGTTCCCATTCCCTGGTGAGCAGACGGCGTAAGACCTGCAGTTGTTGTTCGCCGGTTGTGGCCGCAATCAACCGCAGGATGCGCCACAGATCCGACGGGATTTTGAGATTCTTGCGGCTGATGTCCATATCAGACTCCTTGAGAGTATTGTACCCCATGGGAGTCTTATCGGCAAGTCTGCGACAACCTTGAGGACTTTTTTACGATGGGCCAGTTAGCCACCTACCCCCTCTTTCGCGCCTTCGACAGGGACGGCGAGCCATTAGCGGGCGGCAAGGTCTACTCCTACCTGTCCGGGACGTCCACGCCCCATGCTCTGTTCGCGGACGCGGATCTCACGACCCCGCTGGAGAACCCGGTCATCCTGGACAGTAGCGGGGAAGCCGAGTTTTACTACAACGGCTCGCTCTACAAGCTGCTCCTGACCGACAAGGACGATGTGGAGCAGTGGCTGCTCGATCCCGTCAGCGGCGCCGGCAGCACCGGCCTGCCCGGCCTGGGGATGGGGACCAACACCGTGCTCATACGGCCCAGCGCCGGCGTGGCCGCGGTGAGCGCTGCGGCCTTCCCCGCCGACGTGCTGGGAATCGCCCTCACCGTCAAGATCACCGAAAGCTTTGGCACCAGTCAGGGGCTTGAGGCGATGGGCGTCGGCAGTCCCAGCGCCCCGGATCTGTGGGGCGTGCTGACCACGCTCACGGCTGCCGAGGCCAGTACGGCCGGAGACTTCCTGGTCTATAGCGGGCAGCCGCAGCCGCAGCCCGGCCCGGTCACGCTCACGGCCTACGGCGGGCTCTTTGATGGCACGGGGGCGCTCTACGTGACGGCCTATTTCTTCTCCTTCGCCGCCCCCACCACTCCCGGCATGAGCTACCTGCCCGGCGCCGCCGGGGATCCCCTCCCGCCCACGCCGCAGCCCCCGGCGAGCGAGACCACCATGGGGATTGCCGAGATTGCCACCACGGCGGAAACCACCACCGGGACCGATAACAGCCGCATCATCTCGCCCTTGCGCCTCAAAGAACAACTCGACCCGGTGCGCGCCGACGTGACGGCGCTGGAGGCGAAACTGCCCGCCGGCACGGCGCTCAGCGTGGCGCGCTACGCGACGAGCGGCACGGCGCTGGAGAGCGCGCCGGGGCTCGCGACGACGTCCACCGCCGGGCAGCTCGTGCTCGGGGCGGCGGCGCCGACTCCGGACACGCTCAATCTCCTGCTCGTGCAGCAAAATGGCGGGGCGGGCGTGCGCATCGCCAGCGCCGCCGGCGCCCCGGGCCTCTCCACCATGCTGGCTGGCACCAGCCTGGAGGCCCCCAGCGCCCTGCCGACCAATACCCTGATGAGCTATGTGGGGGCGGCCGGCTACGATGGCACGGCCTATAGCCCCAATCAGGCCACCATCCAGGTGTGGACCGAAGAGGCCTGGACGGCCACGACGCGCGGCACCTCGATTCGCCTCGCCACGACCACGCTCGGGACCATTACCCGCACGGAACGCCTGCGCCTCGATGCGCAGGGCAATCTGCGCACCAGCGGCACCTCAACCCAGGTGGCGATCCCGGGCACCGGGGCCGTCGGCGTGCTGGCGCTCAAGGAAGGCGTGGCGCCGACGGGCAGCCACCCGGCGGATGCGGTCCAACTCTGGACCGCGAACCGCGGGGCCGTGGCCGGCAAGGGCAGCCTGCACCTGCGCACTGAGGACGGCACGCAGCACGTGTTGGGCGATCTCAGCGGCCACGGGACCCTGTGTGACGCCACCCTGGGCAGTGGCGCCAGCTATCAGACGCTGACCATCAAGGGCTCCCTGCTCACGGTGGGGCAATCGAGTACCCAGGAGCGCGCGCAAGGGCTCGTGAGTAGTAGCTGGGTGGTGGCGACCGACGCCACCCGGACGGCGCGCCTGACCGTGAGCGCCTACGATGCCACGGCGGCCCGCGAGGGGATGCGCCTGGAGGCCGATGGCGCGGCGGCACGGATTGGATTCCTGGGGGCGGCCGCGGTAGTCCGGCAGACCCTCCCGGTGGCCGCGACGGACTCTGCGACCACGCAGTCCTTAGCCAACAGTCTCCGCACCGCACTCCTGAACCTTGGGCTCGCCGCCTAGGAGGGATACCATGGCCAATAACCAGGATTTCATCAGCAAGTATCGCCAGGCCACCACCGCCTGGCTGACGGCCCTCAATACCCTGCTGGCCTATCGTGCGCAATGGGATGCCCTGGACTATTCCAACACCCTGACGGAGGAGGACTTTGCCGGGGCCAATAGCGACATCGACCTGGCCGCAATGCAAGCGGCGGTGGCGAGCGTCGAAGCCATCGAAACGTTCGTGGCGAGCGGGCATGCGACGAATCTCTACCGGCTGGTGGTCTAGGGGACGCCGATGCGTACCGTGCTGGCCGTGCTCTGTCTGCCGGTGGCGCTGGCCCTGTGGGGCGCCAGCCTGTGGTGGGGCCTGCCCTGGAGTCTGCAGCTGCGTCTGGAACCGCGCCCCCCGCCGCCGCCGGCACAGGCGCGGCGCATCGTCTACGCCGAAGTGATCCAGCCGTTTGTCCCCCCGGTGGAGGGGCTGGCGCTGGGGGATAGGGTCCAGTTTGATCGCTATGGGATGCTGGCGCCAGCCCTGGGCACCCGCCATTGCGCGGTGCTGCAGCCTTCTGGCGGCCAGGTCGAGGTGAGTCCTGTGGGAGGAGCACATCATGCCGGGAGGGTGCGTTTGGTGGTGCAGTCTACTGCTGCTGGGTGCCCTGATCCAGCCAGCCTGGAGTAAATCGTTTCCGGCCACGCCGGATGCCACGCTGGCAGCGCAGCAGCGCCTGGGCGCGGTGCAGACGGGCTTTGTCAGTAGCGGGTGCTGGCACAGCCCCAGTGCCACGACCACGGTGAGCCTGCCGGCGTGCCGCGCCCAGGCCCTGGACACCACGTCTGGCCCGCCGCGCCTGAGCGGCTTTGAGGAAGAGACGCCGCGGGCCCTGACCTTTGCGGGGGGCGATGGCAGCTACTGGCTCGCCGGGCGCCTCAGCCCGGCCCTGCAGCCGGCGGCCTGGACCTGCCTGGCGGGGACGCATTACTGCTGGATCAAACAGCCGACGCGCCCTGCCGTGCCGCCGGGCCTGGTGCTGCTCAGCCGCACGGAGGTTGCCGCCGGAGCGGCCAGCGTGGTGGCTGATGTGGCTATCCGACGGCTGACGGGCGAGGAACTCCTGAGTACGCCGCGCACGGTGGATGCCTCGGCGGTGTGGTATGTCGAGCCCGGAGCCCAGATCCGGGTGGCGGCGGGCGTCACCTTTCTCTTTGGGGGGCAGCTCGTGGCCGGGCGCTATGCCCTGTTTGCCGGGGCCCTGGAGGGCGGCTTCGTGTTTGCGCCGGGGGCGATCGTCTACCCGGAGTGGTGGGGGGCCGTGGCCGATGGCGTGACCCCGAGCGCCAGTGCGCTCCAGGCGGCGCTCCGGGCGACGTCGACGGGGCCCGGGACGGGCACGGGGCTGCGGGTGGAGCTTGACTGTGGCGTCTACCTCGTGGACCAGGTGGTGCGCTTTCCGCTCACCAACGGGACGCAGGCGCTGGAGACGGGGATTACCGTGCAGGGCTGCGGCGCCTTCAACGCGACGGTGCTGCGCCGTGCCCCGGGCTATGCCGGGGTGCTGGTGGAGATCGGCGCCAGCGGCGGTCCGGCGGTGTCGTGGGTGACCCTCCAGGACATGCAACTTGACTGTCTCGATAAGGCGGCGGGCACGGTGGGGCTGCAGACCTGGAGCACGGCCAACGATCTCTTGCACCGCCTGCGCCTGACCCACTGTGAGCGGGGGCTGTACACCCGCGGGCTGCTCGTCTCGCTGCGCTTTGAAGATGTGGACATCGAGGACAATACCCACGGCTGGCATCACGATGGGCGGCTGGCCACCGGGGGGGCGATCAGCGTGGTGCAGATCACCCGCGGCTTCTGGCGCAACAATACGGCGAACAGCCTGTGGCTCCAGAGCGAGACGGCGGCGGTGCCGCCGCTGATGCGGACCTTCCAGGTGAGCGGCACGGTGTTTACCGGCAATGGCGTGACGACCGGCGGCAACGTGGGCCTGCGGCTGGAAAACGTGGTGAATTTCCAGTGCCACGGGTGCCATTTCGAGGGCCATGATCCGCATGTGCTGATCAGTTCGGCGACCGGCATCAGCACCAATGCCTCGGGCTATATTACCTTCGAGCAGTGCAATTTTGGCCAGCTCAATGCCGCCGCGGCCGGGACGGATGCGCTGCGCTGGCTCGACAACGGCACCACCGCCCAGGCGTTCAATTCGGGGTTGGTGCGCAGCCGGATTACCGCCGGGGTGGTCAATATCGCCTACACGCAGGGCGCGCTGTTTCGGATTCTCGACACGGTCCCGGATGGGACGGCGTCGTTCGTGGGGCGCTATTATGCCGTGCGGGGCACGCAAGGCGGCATCCCGGAACTCCTCGTGCGGGGGGATACGGACAATCGCGGCTGGGTGATCCAGTCGGTTGAGAAAATCGAGTCGGCGCTGCAAACGACCCATTTTCAGACGCGGTACGCCTCGATCGTGACCACGGATGCCGATCCCACCCCGCTCGATCTGTGGACCGATGAGGGCGCGCTCCCGACCGATGGCGCGGTGTATATCCAGGCCTATGTCACGGCCAAACAGGCGGACAATAGCGATCAGGCCCTGTATGCCCTGGCGGGGGCCTTTATCAGCAGTGGCGGCACGGCGGTGCAAATCGGCACGACAGAATCCCTCCATAGCGCGATTGAGAGCAACGCGGGGCTCAATGCGACGCTCGATACGAATCTTGATCGGGTGCGCCTCGTGGTGACGGGCCTGGCCGAGGCGTCGCCGATTTACTGGTTCGGCCGCGTGGAGGTGATCCGGCTGTTAGCCACGGCGCCGGCGCCATAGAGACGTGCCATGGCGCAGCAGGGCGGGCCACGGGGCTGGCTGGAGATGGCGCTGGGGGTGGTACGCGAAGGCGGGCCCATTACCCTGCTGTTGACCATTGTGCTGGGTGGGGTGGTCATCTACGGGCTGGTTGGCGAGGTCAGGCGCGTGCATGAGGTGAACCTGCTCCTGTGGGACAAACTGCTCCAGGCGCAACAGGCCCAGATCGATCTGGCCTTGCGTTGCGACTGCGCCGGGAAGGACTCGCGCTGATGGACGCTACCGTGCGCTTCCTGATGCACCGGCTCTACGAGGAGCTGATCTGGCTCAGGCAGCTCGACGGCACCATGACGCTCGACGATGCCATGGCCTACCTGCGGGATCAATGTGGGTTCATTGGCCCCGACTGCCGCTATGCGCTCTCGGAGTATTGCGTGCTGGATTGTCCCTTCCGCCCCGCCCAAGGAGTCCCGCCATGCGACGGCTGATCCACGGGCTGCGCCCGAGTCCTGTGTCCTGTGTCCTGTGTCCCTGGTCCCTGGTCCCTTGCACAGGCCTGCTCCTGCTGCTGCTGGCCTCCTGCGTGCATCCCACGCCGCAGACGAGCGCGCCACCGCCCTTTTGTGCCGCCAGACTGGGGGACTTTGCCGTGCACGCCACGAACGCGCCGCGCTTTGGCACGCCGCTGGTCAGCGGCCCGGAGGGCGCGGCGTATGCCTGTTACATCACGCCCAGTCTCCAGACCGTGGTGACGCGCTACGAGCCCACCACCGGGCAGTGGAGTGCCCCTACCGTGCTCGCCGCCACGACCCAGGCCGACAAATTCCATAATCAATGCTCCCTGGGGCTCGACCCGCAGGGCTCCCTGCACGCCGCCGCCAATATGCACGACACCCCCTGGCAGTACTGGGTCAGTGCGCAGCCCCACAGCGTCCAGACGATGGTCTTCAAAGGGCAGGACGCCGGCACCCGTCCCGGCGCCTCGAGTCCTGCCGACGGCGGCTGTACGGGGACGTGTGCGGAGCAGTGGACCATCAACGAGCCCGGCATTGCCGCCCTGCCCGGCAACCAGATTACTTACCCGCACTTTGCGACCACGCAGGACGGCACGCTGTTTGTCGCGTACCGCGAGTGCCTCCTCTGTGATGCGTCGTTCCATGACCGCCAGTGGTCGGCCGGGCTGGCGCGCTATAGCGTGGCCACCGGGACGTGGACGCGGGTGGCGGGGATTCGCCCCTGGGCCACCGAGCCGGGCAAGCTCCCCATTGGCCTGCGCCTGGCGGGCGATCCGCAGAACCGCTTGCATGCCGCCTGGGTCTGGTGCAACCAGTACACCAAGGACGAGGGCGGGCAGGCCTGCTTTGCGCATCCCAACGCCGTCACCTACGCGGTCTCCGCCGATCACGGCACCAGCTGGCAGACCAGCACCGGGTCACCGCTGACCCTGCCGCTGGGGGTGCAGGAATCCGAGGGGGCGAGTGGCCCACAGTGGTTCGAGCAGGCCGGCGCGGTGGGCTATTATGACGGCCATGTGGCGCTGACGGTGGACACGCAGCAGCAACCCACCGTCGTCGTGTTCCCCAATACGTCGGACAGCTCCAGGGGGATCAAGCGCGGCTACATCACCACCACGAGCGACGCCCGTGGTGCTGCTGAGTCCTTTGTCCCTGGTCCCTTGTCCCTTGCAAAGGACGAAGGACAAAGAACCATGGACCCCACCGGCGTGAGCCGGTGGACGCACCCGCCAAGGGTGTTAGACTATTCGCCGTCGCTGGTGTATCGGGACTGGCGCGGGCGCTGGATCGCGGTGTCATCGGGGCTGCGCATCCACGTCTCGACCGATGGCGGCGCGACCTGGACGCTGTGGCCGCTGGCCCTGGAGGACGGGCCGTATGACGTGGCGTGGGACCGGGCCTGGCTCCGCGATACCCATCAGTTGCGCCTCTATGCGCACGGCAACGAGACGGGACGGCTGACCATCTGGTCGCTGACCTTCCCCGAGTCGGGACGGTGCGGGCCATGATGCCCGAGCTACCCGAGCAGTTTTGCTGCGACCGCTGCCATGGCATGCAGTATGTCGACCTGGTGTGCTGGGAGACCCGCAGCCGGACCACGCTGCTGTGCCTGCACTGCTGCGCCTGTCCGACGCATGGCGCGGACGATCCCGGCGGCCGCGTCGTCTGGGATACGCACGGCTGGCGCGGGCTGGGCTCCGAGCACCAGGCCCGTCGCCATACCTGAATGGCTCGCCCCCACCGCCTCAGCTCGTGGCTGCAGCGGTGTCCGAGCGCCCTGGGGGTCTGCATGACGTACCCCGGAGCGCGGGGCGGGCACTGTTGTCCTTTGTCCTTTGTCCTTCGTCCCCCGTATCGGAGTACGGGGCAGGCCTTGCAAAGGACCAATGACGAATGACCAGGGACACACTCTGTGCTAGACTGCGGGCTGGAGGGTGGGAGGTAGTAGCCCATCCCCATGCCTCAAGCGAGAGTGGAGAAGCCGCCCTGGTGGCCCCCCGCTGCCGGGGCGGCTACTTCTCCAGCGTGAATGCCTTGACGACGAAGCGCCCGCAGCCCATCTTGCGGCTGGCGCCGACGCCAATGCGCTGGCCGGCGTAGGCGAGAAAATCGGGCAGCTCATCCGGATTGCGGATCTCGTCCGGGAAATACCCCAGCGTCCCCACCGCCTCGAAATCCGCGATGAAATCATTCATCCTGAGCGCCCGCTGATTGCTCAAGGGCTGGCCGGTGCCCGACTTGGGCATGACGAGGCGCTTGTAGGTCCCGTCCGCCTGCGTCTTGCCGGTCGCAAAATCGCTCACCCGCAGCAGATGCCGCAGGTTGTTGGGCTCGCAGGGGCGCTGTGAGGCGGTGCTATTGCGTGCCGCCTCGATCAGGCAGCCGTACATCTGATGGCTACTGATGATGATGGCTCCGGCGGCATCGGTATAAAAGGGCCGCCGCGCCAGGCGCTCGAGTTCGGCGTACTGCTCCAGCGTGTAGCCGTTGCGGCGCAGATATTCTTTGAGGGCGTCCTCGCGCTTCTGTTCGGAGCGGGCGCGGTTCATGCCGCTGTTTTTCTGGATGTTGATCAGCTCTTCGCGCTCGGGGAAATCATGCTGTTACTTTACTGACTTGATGGACCGGATACCGCGTATCATTCAGCAGCCGGATTTCTTCCAACCAGGCACGCCGTCTTGCCATAGACGTATCAGAAATCATATATCGCCGGACTCTGCGTTTTCCCGTGGTATAGAACGCATCCTGGGATGGTCCAAGCTCTTTGTAGCGTTCTCGGGTGATTTCTTCATGGACGGCGATAAGTATTTCTGCCTGCCGCCGTTTCAAACACAAAAACGGCAGCAGGGCGTGACAGACAGCAACCGCTTTGGCCCCAGACAATTTCAGCCCATAGAGAGGCTTGCCACGGGTGGCCGAGGGGGGTTGGATATGGACCTTCCCCCCAAAACGGCGCGCAAGTTTGTCGATAGCTTCACATTGCACTTGTTTGATGGCGATAAAGATCTCGATAGCGAAGCGTCCGCGATTGCGCCCTGGATAATGAAACAGCGAAAAACATCCATCGGCGTCCATCAGTCCAGCCAGATAGGCAAGCTCGATATCGTCATCTGTCCACATGAAGCATGTTCTCCATCAAGCGGGCAGTCATTGCTGCTGCCTCTGCGTGTTGTCTTCCATCGCAGATCAGACTGTATCACCATCTCGACCAGGGCCGAGATGCCTCTTGTCAGTCGTTCGCGCCTTCCCCTGCCGGGGCTGTGCGTCGGGATAACCGTTGCAGGCTTCCCCCGATATTCGAGGTTTTCATGGAAAGTCACCTCTCCATGCCGCATCGTGTTTACGGATCCGCGATGTACCTCTCGCCGAAATACAGGGTGATGTGGGCGGTGCGTTGCATAGTGGTATCCTCCGTGTGTGTCGTTGCGTCGCCGTGGCCGTCGCCGAAGCCGGAGCCGTCGCCGCTGCCGCAGCCGTGGGCGATGCCGTCGCGCCGTCGTAGTCGATGACCATGCGGCGCCCGGGTCGTTGCGTCGCCGTGGCCGTCGCCGTCGCCGCTGCCGAAGCCGGAGCCGTAGTCGTCGCCGTGGCCGTCGCCGACGCCGTGGCCGTCGCCGTAGCCGCAGCCGTGGCCGTCGCCGACGCCGTGGCCGTCGCCGTAGCCGCAGCCGTGGCCGTCGCCGACGCCGTGGCCGTCGCCGTGGCCGTAGCCGAAGCCGAAGCCGATGCCGAAGCCGATGCCGTGGCCGTCGCCGTAGCCGTAGCCGAAGCCGAAGCCGTAGTCGATGCCGGAGCCGTAGTCGTCGCCGTGGCCGTCGCCGAGGCCGGTGCCGATGCCGTCGCCGATGCCGTCGCCGAGGCCGGTGCCGGTGCCGGAGCCGCAGCCGGTGCCGGAGCCGTTGCCGTCGCCGTCGCCGCTGCCGCTGCCGTCGCCGCTGCCGCTGCCGTAGCCGGTGCCGTTGCCGGTGCCGAAGCCGTAGCCGGAGCCGGTGCCGAAGCCGGTGCCGTCGCCGGAGCCGGTGCCGTTGCCGTAGCCGCAGCCGCTGCCGAAGCCGATGCCGTCGCCGCCGCCAAAGCCCGCAGAACGCCTTAACCCCCTCGCGCCCGCCGCCCTCCACCCTTTCCTAGCATTTCCTCGCTCTTGACGGTCACGACCGCGTCGGTGGCCGACAAGAATAAACTATCACAATAACCATCATTTCCTCGTATTCTCGGCATCCCGTCCGCAACGTATCGTCCCCCCCCGAGGAGGACATCACCATGATGCGTGTCTACATCGACATCCGTGAGCATCTCTGGACCTGCCTGTGCGACCTGGCGTATGAGAGCTACCGACATCCACGCCAGCATGCTGCGTGCCTGCTGGCAGAGGCCATCGAGCGGGCCGTGAGAGAGCGCGACCAGGCCCGTGACCGCGATCTGGACGCCTACCTGGCCGAGGAGCCCGCCCATGCGCCGGCGCCGTTGCCGTCGCCGTCGCCGAAGCCGCAGCCGTCGCCGTGGGCGATGCCGGTGCCGGAGCCGCAGCCGGTGCCGTTGCCGCTGCCGTCGCCTAAGCCGGTGCCGTCGCCTAAGCCGGTGCCGTCGCCGGAGCCGGTGCCGTTGCCGCTGCCGTAGCCGCTGCCGCTGCCGGAGCCGTTGCCGGCGCCGCTGCCGTCGCCGGCGCCGCAGCCGAAGCCGAAGCCGCCGCCGTCGCCGTAGCCGAAGCCGCCGCCGTGGGCGCTGCCGAAGCCGGAGCCGCAGCCGGTGCCGGAGCCGTTGCCGTCGCCGTCGCCGCTGCCGCTGCCGTCGCCGCTGCCGCTGCCGTAGCCGGTGCCGTTGCCGTCGCCGTCGCCGAAGCCGCAGCCGTCGCCGTGGGCGATGCCGGTGCCGGAGCCGCAGCCGGTGCCGGTGCCGTGGCAGGAGTTGCCGCTAGCGCTGCCCGTCGGTCCCGATCTCTGCCGCACACCGCGCGGCCACGTCCGCAATGGCCTGCGGCAGGCGGGCGAACGGCACGCAGTACGCCTCGTGGGCAGGCAGGACGGCGCCGGGACAGAGCGCCATGACGTCCCAGAGCCCGCCCTGGACCTGATCCAGGGTGCCGTACCGGTGCGGCACCAGGGCGATCTGCCAGCGCTCGATGAGCGGCGCCACCGTGGCCCACGAGGGGGGGACGGGGCGGGTGTGCGGGGGCTGGCCGGGTTGTTGGGTAGTCAGGGTGGCGTCAGGCATAGATTTATCTCCTCTTGCGTGTCGGTGTTGTCTCCGCCCACGGCCGCGGCGCTTCGAGCAGCCGGGGCTGCGGCGCCTGGCGCTCCACCGCCGGACAGTCCCAGCACTGCTTCGGGTGATCGGCGGCCCACCGCGGCGCCCAGCGATGCCGGCCCGGCGGGCAATAGCGGACGGGTGCGTCACTTATTGCGTTTTTTGCGTCGAGGATGGCCATGGCTGGATCCCCCTTGTCATGATACTCCCTGGCCTCCACAAAGCCCTCCACGGTCACGCCAGGCGCCGTAAAACCCCCAGGGTGTAGCGCTCCTGGCGCAGCAGATCATGGATACGCCGCGAGTCGCCCCGGCTCTGCTGCGCGAGCAGCTCGTAGCCCTCGACCTGCCACAGCAGCGCCTCATCGTGATAGCCCAGGACGGGCAGCGGTCCCGGCTGTCCGGGCGGGGTGAACAGCCCCAGCACCCGATCCAGCGCCGCTTTGAGGAGCGGGTGCGTGACGTGGGACGTGCACGGCCCGGCGAGCAGCCAGCGCCGCGCCATCTCCAGATCGATCAGCACATACTCATAGAGCCCGCCCAGCCCCAGCACCGCGGCGGGCAGCAGGTAGCGCGTGCCGTGGACGGTGGGGTAGCGCGGCGGCGGCGCGCTTGGCTCCTGGGCCCCAAGCCATTGGCCGCCGAAGGTGTGGTCGTATGGCTCCTGGTTAGTCGCGGGGCGTAAGCTCGTCATCGTCTGGTCCTTTCGTGACGCTAAGCGCGTTCCTGGTGGCACGCCAGAGCGGTTCGGCAATGATCAACAATTCCAGCCGTGTCATGATCGCCATCCAGCTCTGTTGCCAACCCTCAGGTAACTCCGTGGCCCACCGTGCTGTGCTGCGTAAGAGGCCGATGGCGCGCCGGACATCGGTTGACGCCAGGCAGGCCATGGCCTCGTTGACCGCCTGAACGGCCGCGTCGACACACGCCAGATTGTCTGAGGGATGGAGGGGCCTGTCGTCATCGTGCATTACGCGTCCTCCTCGGGCACATGGTCACGGTGGGCCTCCGCGTTGGCGGCTTCCTTGGCGGCATAACGCGCCAGGAGCCAGAGGGTTTTGGCGGCTTCGAGCAGCGTAATGTCATGCCCGAAGTCGCTGCGGTTGTCGGGTACCGGCTCATTCTGCGACCAGTTATGCATCCAGGTGACGTAGCCCAGGGCGCGGACGATATAGACCCGTGCCAGGAGATCCATGGCGTTTTTGCAGGCCTCGAGGGCATAGCCGGCGTTCTGCGCTTCGCGCGGAAAATCGTCGCGGTCATAGATTATGTGCATGGCCGTCCCCCCTCTGGAACAGGGCTCCCAACCGGGTCAGGGTGTCGACCTGATCGGCTGCCGCGCGTTCGGGCGCTCGCGGGAGTGGCCCCCCCTCCTGCCGTTTTTGCGCCAGGTGGGCCTCCCAGAAGGCGCGATCGGCCGGGTACCGGGCGGCATAGGCGGCACACGCCGCCAGGTAGGCGGCTTCCTGGCCGGGCTTCGTGAGCCCGCGCTCGAAGATCTCGCGACAACAGCGCGAGATATCTCTGGCGTCGTGCGCCGGGGGGGCGGCCGCCAGCAACTCGGCCACGGTCAGGCCGCGCTCGCGGGCCATCGCCTGCTGCCAGGCCGGGACGGGCACGGCGGGCGGCGCCAGGGTGCGCAGAGCGTCGAGGACCTGGTGCAGGCTCGGAGCCTGGCGGCGATCCTGCAGCGACAGCTCGTTCAGGGCGTCAAGGAGGCGGTCAAGGGGGTAGGATTTGAGCTTGCGGTACCACAGCGGGAATTCCCGCCGCGTCAGGGGAGCGTGTGTCCACAGCCCGGGTGGCGTGCCGGGTTTCTCGATGCCGCCATAGTGCTGGAGGAAGAGGTCGAATTCTTCGGGCGTCATAGCGTTTTCCTCCAGGCGTCATCCTCGTCGAGGATCTGTTTGAGTTCGTCCACGCTTTGGTATGGCTGCGTGGCCATTCTCCCGTTCTGCTGGTGTTGATACGGGGAGGTCAACCAGTTCTGGAAGGCGCTATACCAGTCAAGATACTTATAACCATTGGCCAGCGCTTTACGGACAAAGGCATTCCATTGGGATTCAAGATCGCTATGCATCAGGGCGACGTCTTTGAGCCAGCTCTGGAAGGAAGGCCTCGAGATGATGGCCTGATACCACTCCTGTTGGATGGTTACTTCTTGCGGCATGAGGGTTTTGGTGCGTCGACCAGCCGCCTTGCGCTTACGCGTGTGCGCAGCTTTGGTTTTGGGATCTAACGAGATCTCTGGATCTACGAAAGCATTGGGATCTGGAAGAGGGGTTCCTGGGGAGGAGATCTCGTCTCCATTCCCTGCAAGGAGGCATGGTGCCTGTGGGGCACTCCATGGTGCCTGTGGGGCACTCCATGGTGCCTGTGGGGCACTCCATGGTGCCTGTGGGGCACTGGGCAGCATGAGCTGATAGACACTGCGCTGTTGCGTCTGCTGTTTGGTCAGGAGACCTTCCGCCTTCAACACGAAAAGCGCACGGATGATCGAGCGACGGGAGAGGCTTATCATGGTGGCCATACGGTCAAGCGACACCTGCGCCTGCCCATGTGCATCAGCCTGGCTGGCCAGGCAGGTATAGACGGCGATACCGAATGGACCTATACGGGCACCATAAACCTCGATGAGGGAGTCTGGTATGTACATCAGGCACCCTCCTTTGGTTGATCAGGAACATTCCTGTATCCTTTGCGCTGCTGATGGTATTTTAAGACCTCATGAATATCTTCCGGTTCAACGAATAAGCCCCCTTCTGTCTCTTCATACTCTGCCTCCGCCTCGTGCCAGTGCGCTTGCAGAATCTTGAAGCCTTTATCAGCAAACCATTGCAGAGCAATCCCGCGCTTGCGAATCGAAGCGCGCATATCGTCTTCAGACCAGTGCCATGGGAGATATTCAAAGCAAAGCGCGTCAAGAAAAGACGCCAGAGATTTTAAAGCCTGACTGTCCCATGGCCAGCAGAGCTTCTCGTCGATGCTGTACCGGATCACTTTGTCCTGGATCGTTTCCATCTCATGACAGTCGCAGCAGAGTGTCACCAGCTCATAGTTTGCAGATTCCCATGGCTCTCTGGCAGGGTGATAACACAGGTGATGGACGTTCAGTGTTTTTGTGGTCTCCCCGCACATCTGGCATGCCCACCCATCGCGTTTCATGATCTCCAGCCTTTTCCTCTGCCACCTGGGATCTTTGAGCTTCTCCAGGTACTTCTCCCGCCGACTTCGCGCTTGTCCATTGTCACTCACTTTGCTATCCTCCTGCTGCACCGGCGCCACCTTCTTGCCGCCGGCGTGTCTTTCCGCAAGTATTGGTCCGTCTCTGTCGCCCCGGGGGGTTATCCCTTCCCCTCGGGGCGGTGCGGCGCCTGCCGCTCCTCGCGCACCAATTCCTCCATCGCCACCCCCAGCACCTGGGCCAGTTTCGCCAGCGTCTGCGGGTAGACGTACAGCCGCTTGCCGCACTCCAGCGCGCTGACGTACTGCTGCGCCCAGTCCATGGACGCACCCAGCTCGCGTTGGGTGAGCTGCAGCCGGTGGCGCAGCCGGCGCACCAGCGACCCATCAAGCACCGTGCGCATGCGTCCCTCGCTTGACAATCAGTTGGTTGTGCACCCGGTACTCCCTTCAGGGCCCCAGCCCCTTCCCCTCCACCACCCGCAGCGGTGGGACGTCGGACGTCGTGCGGCGGCGGCGGGAGGCGTCCCAGGCGAGCACATCCCCGCCGTGATAGCGCACCAGCTCGCCGTACTTGCGAAACGGCGGCCCGCCGCCCCGGTGGCGCCAGCTTTGCAGCGTGCGCACCGCGACCCGCAGGTAGGCCGCGATCTCGCTCGGGAGGTAGATCAGGTTGGGGTCGAGAGGTCCTGGGGGTGCCTGCGGCTCAGGCATCATCCGCACGCTCCTCCTCGTCATACAAGGCCTCGACCGAGACCTCGAGGGCCTTCGCCAGGTCATAGAGCACGAGACTGGAGACCCCGACCGTGCCAGCCTCATACTCCGCAATCAGGGAGCGGGATTTGCCGAGTTTGTCTGCCAGCACTTGTTGTGTCATCCCACGCGACTTGCGCCACTGTTTGATTGCGAGCTTCATGGAGTCCTCCGTGCGTCGGTAATGCCGACATTCTAGCATATATGTCGCTCATGGCAACCTTTTTTCTTCATTTCCCAGCGTGAGGCTGCCTCCTCTTGAGGTATAATGTCGATAACATCGACATATAGGGTAGTCGGGAAAGGCGACACAATGAGTACAGCTATGATGGTGAATAGCGAGCTTGTAGGACAGGTGTTTGGGAAATCGGTGCGGCACGTGCGCAAATCCCAAGGCATGAAACAGGAAGTGCTCGCTGAGGCCGTTGGCTATTCCCGCACGCGCCTGAGTGAGATTGAAAATGGCGATTTACCCACGTTCGATAAAGCCATCAGTATCGCCAACGAGCTTGGGGTCCCCCTGGATCGCTTACTGTATCCCCTGCTCAGCACGCCGGCGATGGAGACGACGCCACACTTCCTGCACCAGCTGATACAGTTGCCGTCCCAGGAGCAACGGCGCATTGTGGAGCTGTTTCAGGTGCTCCTGGAGGAGATCAAGCTGGTGGTCGTCTCGGCCTAGAGAGCTGCTTCCCCCTCGCTTCCCCGCTCCTGCCTCCTGCGGGATCCTCCCCGGTCGTGCTGGCCATCAGGCTTCCCTTGCGCTGAGAAAACATCGTTCCATGTGCTCCATCCTGCATGACTCTCCACCGCGCCACGAGACGCTACACGGCGCTATGACTGGTGTTGCACGACGTAACACCGGGAGGCATGACGACATCCATGACGCTGTAAAACGCTCCGTGACTATTTCGCTGCTTCCCCCCTGCTTCCCAAGGAGGATAGGCCATGCCACGACTCACCAAAGCACTCCTCGATGGGCTCACCCCAGGCGCGAAAGATGCCACCGTCTGGGATAGCTTGCTTCCCGGCTTCGGCGTTCGCTTGCGTCCAGGCAGTCCGCACAAAACGTTTTACGTCCAGTACCGCCTCACCCCCGGCCAGCAACGCCGCCGCAAGCTGGGCGCCTATGGCGTCCTCACGGTCGAGGAAGCCCGCACGCAGGCGCGCCTCTGGCTTGCCCAGGTGGCGCAGGGGATTGATCCCGTGATGGTGGCCTCTGCCCGCCATACCATGGCGGATCTGGCGGCGCGCTTTGTCGTCGAGTATAGCCAGCGGCATACCAAACCCACTACGCAACGGGGGACCCGCAGTCTCCTGCGGCTCCATATCCTTCCCGTCCTGGGGGCGCACCGCGTGCAGGAGGTGACGCACGCCGAGGTGCTGGCGCTCCACGCCGCCCTGCACGCGACGCCCTATCAAGCCAACCGCATGCTCGCCCTGCTGTCGCGCATGTTTCGGCTCGCGGAACGCTGGGGGTGGCGGACCCTGGGCAGCAATCCGGCCCGGGGCCTCCAGACCTATCGCGAGCACGCCCGCGAGCGCTATCTCACCCCAGAAGAATGTGGGATCCTCTGGAAGGCGCTGGCGCAGGCTGACCAGGCGCGCGCGCAGCATTGGCGCTTTACGGCGGGGATACGGCTTCTCCTCCTTACCGGCGCCCGGACAGGGGAAATGCTGGGCTTGCAATGGCGGTGGATCGATTGGCAGCACGGGCAGGCACGGTTGCCGGAGTCGAAGACCGGTCCCAAATCGCTCTATTTTGCGCCGGAGGCGCTGGACGTCCTCCGACACCTCCCCAGGGTGCTCGACAATCCCTACGTCCTGCCAGGCGCCAGAACGGGGCGGCCCTACACCGGGTTGCGCAATACCTGGGAGCATTTCCGGCGGACAGTGGGCTTAGACGATGTGCGGCTGCATGATCTGCGGCACACGTATGCCGCCTATGCGGCGGGCGCCGGTGTGACCCTGCCGCAGATTGGCGCGCTCCTGGGGCATAAACACCCGCAAGCCACGGCCCGCTACGCACACATTGCGCCCGCCGTGGCCCACGCCGCCGCGGCGCAAACTGGCGCGGCGCTGGCGCGGGTGCTGCGGGGGGAGAGGGAGGCGGCGGCACCGGGGGATGCCGCCGGCGGGGGTTAGCGTCCGTGCGTACAGCGCCAGCGCCAGCGCAGCCCTAAGACCCCTTGCACTCTTTTATATGGCCGCGGATACACAAATCCCAGAGGAGATGCATGACCGCGGTCATGCCGCCAAACAGCAGGCCGGCGTACAGCCCGGCATGGCCAAGCATAAAGAGGCCCGTACCGATCAGGATATAGGTGCACGGGTGCACCCTGGGATGATGGGGACACCGGGGTTTCAGCATGCGTTGCTCCTTTACGCGCCCGCCAAGCGGCGCACCAGATCCTGTGTGTTGGTGATATCAATCCCCTGCTGGCGCAGCTGCAAAAAGATCGCCGCCTGCAGGCCATGGATGATGCGGATCTCTCTGATGACGTACGCCAGACATCCCCCAGTCCACGCCAGCGAGGCGATGGATAAGGCGGCAATGCTTCCCGTAATCAGATCATGATCGGACATCGTCATCTCCTCGCTGGCGTGCCCCGTGGTACGCCTGCTTGCGCGCCTCTTTACAGGCGGTGCAGCACTTGCGCGCGGGGAAGCCCCGCGTGTGCCAGCCGAGGAGGGCCACGGTCGGCCGCTCCTCGGCCAGATACTGGATCGCCCACTCGGCGGGGGCTGCCCGGCAATCCTGGCAGCGGGGGAGGCGTTGCATCGTCATCTCCTCTCTGGGGGCGCGTGGCCCCGCTCGTGTGAGGCGTCGGGTTGCTCCAGCGCCGCGACAATCTGTTGGACGACGGCCTCGTGGCCGCCCAGGGCATCCAGCATGGCAAAAAAGGCGCGCTGCGACAGGGCGCTATGCGCCTCCTGGAGCGCTGCACGCGCCACAGCGCGCGCCGCACTGGCACGCTCTATGCCCTGGACATACGCCAGGTTGGCGCGGGCGGTCGTGATGGCCTGCTGCAGAAATCGGGTCGTGTCCATCGTTGCTCTCCTCTGCGGGGCCCTCCGGCCCCCGTCGGTGGTTACGCGCCAGCCTTGCGGCGTTTGCCGCGGCACCAGCCCTCGCCGGGCACCTGATGTGACCACCAGGAGCCCCGATCGTTCGACTGCTTCGACATCGCCTTCTGATGGATCGGGCACCAATCCTCGCGCTCCTCCAGCGGTGGCGCCGGCACCGGCTGCGGCTTCGGCAGCTTCGCCTGCAGGCGCCTGATATAGTCCAGCACGCGCGGCAGGCGGCTGGCGACGTCGCTATCGTCGCCGCGGAGCGTCCAGGACAGGCTCACACCGTCCACGTCCAGGCGCAGACACAGCGTCGAGAGCGGATACTCGCTCGCTGGCATGGCCGGCGCCGGCTGGGGGGGGGTCTCGGTGGTCAGGGTGACATCGGTCATGGGTGGTCATCTCCTCGCAGGATGCGCGCGATGCTCTCATGCGTGGCGCGGACTTCTCGCAAGAGGATCCAGAACCCCACGAAGGGGCTCAGGATCCCCACCACGGCCAGGCCGAGGCTCAGGGCCTCCAGCCGTACGATCAACAGTGCCAGGTGTGGATCCATCCGTCCCTCCTTTAGCCCTGCAGCCAGCGTTCCCACCGGCTGACCTCGCCATACCAGGCCGTTTCGTGGCACGGGCGCTTGTCCCACAGCTCCAGGCTCAGGCTGTCCGTGTACCAGCCGGGGCGCTCCATGCGGGGCTCGAACCAGTACGAGCCATCGGCCTGCGGAAACGCCCAGCCGCCGACCCCGTAGGCCCACTCCTCCAGACTGACCGCCGGATAGCACACCTCGCCCACCGGCGCCGGCACGTAGCCCTTGAGCGTCAGATTGACATGGGCCATGGCGGTGAGCACCGCCGCCAGGTAGTGTTTGCAGCCGCGCACTCCAGGGCGGGCGTCCGGCATCTGCTCGGCTCGCCGTCTGGCGTCGTAACAGTCACAGCCGGCGCGGGTGACCCGGTACACCACCTCGGGATCGCGCTCACTGGTGATGTGCGCCAGCGTCGGGCTCTCCAGGCTGACCGCGCCGTTCAAGGCCAGCACCAACCCGCGATCCGCCCGCTTGGCATCGGCGGTGGCGGGGAGCTGCGTGCGGGCGTCGCGCAGGGCGGCGTCGAAGGCCAGGGTGTGGTCAGCGGTGAAATGTGTTACAGTCTGCATCGTCATTACTCCTACCCACTAGTGGGGTGTGACAGATGCCCTACCGAGATACTTTGGACGGTCCCTCGGTAGGGCGTTGCTGCGTCTAGTGGCCGTTGCCACGCTCCAACATATCCTTGATGGCCTGGAGCGTGATCTCCAGGCGCTCGATCGCCGTCACCAGCCGGTCATTGAGCTGCGCTTGCTGCTCGTTGATCGCCTGCTGCCGGACGGCAAAGCCGCCCAGCGCCTGCAACAGCTGCTCCATCTCGTCCTGCGTCATCGTGGCGTCCTCTCTCGTGCGCGGGATACCGCTCCATCTCGGTCTCTCCGTCCAGCAGGGTGACTGGTATCGTCTTGCCATGGCGCATCATCACATCCCAGACGGTCGCGTTATACAGCGTCACCGCGGTGTCCCGGTCGGCGCTGGCCGCCACCACCTGCCCGGCGACCGCGACACTGTATCGCTGGACCGTGCAGGCCTGGTACGCCGGCGTCTCGGGCGTCTCTGGCGTCTCTGGCGTCTCAGTGGTCAGGGCCTCCGTGACCAACCTGGCGATCTCGCCCAGCTCGGCGGCCGTAAACGGGGTCGCGTCCTGGCCGCGTGCCGCCATCTGCTCCAGGCGGTCGATCTGATTCCAGGTCGTCATCGGGTTCGCCGGATCGTGGCGGCTGATAAACATTGCTACGGCTTGCTCGATGGTCGTGATCGCTTCCATGGTCGTCTCTCCTGCTCGGGGTGGTCTCGGTGGTCATCGCCGTGTCATGCGTATAATATACCTCGTTCGAGGTAGGTTGTCAAGAGTGGATAAAATAAAAAATGAGGTAATGTAATTTTTTTAGACCTTGCTATAATTACTCAGTATACAATATATCTACCTCTATGGAGATATCAAATATGCCGCGAGCACCGCAGTCACAACCGACCACCCAGGATCAGCTCCTGGCGTCCAGGCTGGAAAATCTGTTGCATCGGCGGGATCTGAGTCCGTTGCACGTGGCCCGCCTGGCCGATGTGCCCTTATCGGTGGTGCAACGGCTCCTCAATAGTCAATCCAGGCAGCCATCGTTGTGGACGCTGGTGCGTCTGGCTGATGTGCTGGCGGTCTCGGTGGATTACCTTGCGGGGAGAACGGACGACGAACACCCCCCACGCCGCATTCGAGGGCCGAAGCGCCGCCCGGCGCCCGCCGACGAGGACGGGGAAGCGGCTTGACGCCGCGCCGCCGGCGGTGCTAGGCTGAGATAGCCAACAATAGCCATATTTGCCCACGAGGCCGTATGCCACGAGGCGGATCGAAACCGGGCGAACGCCGCGGCGGTCGCAAGCCCGGCAGCCGCAACAAAGCCACCGCCGGCATCCGCGAGATTGCCCGCAGCTTCGTCGATGACCCCGACTACCGGGCGGCGCTCAAGGTGCGCCTGGAAACGGGCACCGCCGGCAGTATGGAAGCCACGCTCTGGGCCTACGGCTATGGCCGCCCCGCGGTGGACGCCAGCGGCGAGGGACAGACCCCCACGGCCATCACCATTCACTTTTAGCGAGGGCTCCCGATGCCCGCTGCGAAGGTCCGCCGCCTCACGGTCCACTTCCCCCCGCTGCGTCCGGTGCAGCGCGAGCTGTTTGACGCCCGCAAGCGCTTCAACGTCTGGACCTGCCATCGCCGCATGGGCAAAACGACCCTCGCCCTGTATACCCTGATCCACGATGCCTACGCCTGTCCGCTGCCGGCCCCGCGCTATGCCTACATCGCGCCGCTCTTCCGCCAGGCCAAGTCGATTGCCTGGGATCTGCTGCGGCGGCTCCTGACCCCACTGCCTGGCGTGAAGTTCACCGAGGCGGAGTTGCGCGTGGACCTGCATACCGGTGCCCGCCTGCAGCTCTTTGGCGCGGATAGCCCGGACACGTTGCGCGGACTCTATTTTGATGGCGTCGTGCTCGACGAAGCCGCCCAGATGCGCCCGCGCCTGTGGCCGGAAATCGTCCGCCCCGCCCTGGCCGACCGGCAGGGCTGGGCCATCCACATCAGCACGCCGCTGGGGCACAATGCCTTCTACGATCTGTACCAGCAAGCGCTGACTGATCCCCTCTGGCATACCGCCCTGTACCGGGCGTCGGAGACGGGGATCGTTCCTGAGTCGGAACTGGCGTCCGCTCGTGCCGTCATGGCCCCGGAACAGTACGCCCAGGAATTCGAGGTGTCCTTCGAGAGCGCCCTGATCGGCTCCTACTACGGCAGCTATCTGGAGACCGCCACGAAGGAAGGCCGCCTTGGCCACGTGCCCTGGCAGTCCCACCTGCCGGTGCATACGGCGTGGGACTTAGGGGTGAGTGATGCGACGGCCATCTGGTTCATTCAGCCGGTGGGGACGGCGCTGCACGTGATTGATTACCTCGAAGCCACCGATCACGGGATTGAGTGGTACGCCCGCGCCCTCAAGGAGAAACCGTATGTGTACGGGCGGCATTACTTCCCGCACGACATTGCGGCGCGGGACTGGTCCCAGGACGGCCGCACGCGCTTACAGATTGCCGAGAGCCTGGGGCTCACGCCCGCCGTGGTCGTGCCGCAGGGTGCGGTGGCCAATGGGATTCAGGCCGTGCGGACGCTTCTGCCGCGCTGCTGGTTCGATACGGGGCGCTGTCACGAGGGCCTGGAAGCGCTCAAGGCGTACCGCCGCGAATGGGACGAACAGCACCACGCCTGGAAGAACCACCCCCTGCATGACTTTGCCTGCCACGCCGCGGACGCTCTGCGCACCTTCGCCATGGGCTATGCGGAGGAGCGGCAGCCGCTGCGCCAGACGGTGCAGGTGACGGCAGGGCGGGGGGGTGGGGGATGGCGCGAGACGTTTAGCGGCTAGGCTTGACACCCCCCATGGCGCGTTGTACCCTCGCAGCAGCCGGGCGCTGAGAGCCTGCCCCGTACCGCGATACGGGGCCATCCATGGTCAACCGCGGGGAAGAAGCGCAGTTCCTCCGAGTGTCCGGCATCCCCTGCCACCAGGAGGACCCTCCCATGCCTGCTAAATCTCGGAAACAACAACAACTCATGGGCTCTGACCTGGCCCGGGCCCGCAAGGGCCAGAAAACGGTGACCGGCATGAGCGTGGATCAACTCGAAGACTATGCCGCGACGCCGCACAAAGGCTTGCCCACCCGGGTCAAGAAAGGGAAAAAAGCATGAACGTCACCGAGACGCCTCCTGCCCCGTTGATCGTTGCCGATCCCGTGCTCATGGAGACGCTCGCCCAGCTCGATCAGGACGTGAGCGGTGAGGCGAAATTCTGCGCCCAGGCTGCCGACAGCTTGCGCGCCTTCCAGGCCCGCTGGACCAATGACCTTGCCGTCCAGGATGCGTATGGCCATGCCATCCTGGCGCTTGACACCATGGCGTCCGTGCTCAGCGGGCTGCTCACGCGCCAGACGCAGGCGCTCACGCAGGAGGCCGTCACCGCGGCCACGCAGGCGCACGCGGCGGCGGCTGCCGCGGGGGCCCGCACGCAGGCCATTGCCTGGGCGGAGACCCCCCCACCGCCACCGGCTGACCCGGTGGAGACTGGGGTGTAGTCCATGGCCGAGCCCGACGCCCCTTCCGGCGCTGCGGCGGCGGACCGCCAGGCGCAAGCCCGCGACCGCGAGGCCCTGTTGCGCGTGGCCCGCGCCCGCTTTCGCACCGCAGAACAGGCCGACGCCACCTGGCGCGCCCAGGCGCGGGATGATTTCGCCTTCCTCGCTGGCCAGCAGTGGCCTGACGCCGTGGAAGCGCAGCGCACCGCCGATGGCCGGCCGTGCCTCACCATCAACCAGCTGCCACAGTTTGTCCGCCAGGTGGTCAACGAAGAGCGCCAGAACCGGCCCTCTATCACCGTGCAGCCGGTGGACGATCAGGCCGACGTCGCCACCGCGGAGGTGATCGAAGGCTTGATCCGCCAGATCCAGAACGCCTCCAACGCCGATATTGCCTACGATACCGCCGCCGACTCCGTAGCCGCCTGTGGACTGGGCTACCTGCGGGTCAACGTCCGCTACGTGGCCCCCATGAGCTTTGATCAGGAACCCACCATTGAGCGCGTGCTCAACCCCTTAAGTGTCTACCTCGATCCCACCAGTACCGAGCCCACCGGCGCCGATGCCAACTGGGCGTTTCTCGTGCAGGTCCTGGCGAAAGATGTCTACGAAGCGCAGTACGGCCGGTTGCCTGCCGAGGCCAGCGCCTGGGAAACCACCGGGGATGCGTGGATTACCCCGGACACGGTCCGGGTGGCGGAGTATTACTGGCGCGAGTGGGAGTCCGTTCGCCTGGCCTTGCTCGCCGATGGCACGGTGCAGCGCCTGGACCAGCTGCCGGAGGGCGCCCCCGTCGTGCAGACCCGCACGGCGCAGATCCCCAGCGTGCACTGGGCCACCATCTGCGGCTATCAGGTGCTGGAGCAGACGCGCTGGCTGGGCTCGTCGCTGCCGCTGGTGCGGGTGACCGGCGAAGAACGCCTGACCGACGAGGGCCAGCTCGACTATACCGGGGTGGTGCGCCACGCCAAGGACTCGCAGTACGCGTATGATCTGTGGGCCTCAGCCGAAGCGGAAATGATCGCGCTGGCGCCCAAGGCGCCCTTCATTTTGGCCGAAGGGCAAATCGAGGGCTATGACCAGTGGTGGGACACGGCCAACACCCGCAATCATGCCTATCTGCCCTATAAACCGCTGACGATTGGCGGGGTGGCGGTGCCGCCGCCGCAGCGCCAGACCCTGGAACCCCCGGTGCAGGCGATTGCCCAGGCACGGCTGCTGGCGGCGCAGGACCTCTCGACCACCACCGGGATCTATCAGCCGCAGCTCGGGCAGCAGGGCCCGCCGGGCGAAGCCGCCAGCACCGTCTATCAGCAACGCACCCAGGGACAGCTCGGGCAGTTTCACTATCTCGATAATTTGCGCCGGAGTGTGCGGCGTGTCGGGCAGATTCTGGTGGAGTTGATCCCGAAACTCTACGACGGGCAGCGGGCGCTGCGGATTATCGGCGCCGACGACACGCTGAAGCAGGTGATCGTTGGCGCAAGCTACGTCGATCCGGTGAGCGGGCTGCCGACGCTGTATGACCTCACCGTAGGCCGGTACGATGTGGTGGTGTCCGCCGGGCCAGGCTATGCCACGAAGCGCCAGGAAGCGGTGGGCGTGCTGATGCAGCTGACGCAGGCGCTGCCGCAGGTGATGCAGTATACGGCGGACGTGCTGATCAAAAACCTCGACATGCCGGGCGGGCAGGCGCTGGCGGAGCGCCTCCAGAAGCTGCTGCCGCCGGAGCTGCAAGAGGGCAAGGAGGGCCAGCCGTCGCAGGCGCAGCAGATCCAGCAGTTGCAACAGGCGGTGCAGCAGATGACCGGGCAACTGGAAGCGCTCAACGCCTACGCGAAGCAGGCCGAGGCCGCCATGCAGGAGCTCACGCAGCGCAACAACGAGCTCGAATTGCAGGTGAAGGACAAGACGGAAGCCAACGCGCTCAAGGCCCGCGAATTGGAGATCGAGCGCGAGTACAATGTGTGGCAGATCAGCGTCAAGGAGCAGGAGCTGGCGCTGAAAGCGCAGGACGCCCGCAACGGGCAGGAGGGCTAGGGGATGCTCCCTGGCGAATATCGCGAACAGATGGCCTACGATGTGCAGCATGGCTGCCTCATCGCCAGTGCGACGTACTGGCCCGCCCCGGGGCGGCTGTGTCCTGCCTATCAGGCGCATGAGGTGTTGGCGGACTGGCAGGCCGACGATCCGGCGTACTGGGCGCAGGCGCTGGCACGATGCCGGGCGGCCCTGTGGGAGACGGTGGCGACGCAAGCCCTCCGCAACTGAGACGAGGGAGGAGGGCCGTATGCTCCTGTGGCTGGGGGACTGGCTGGGGTGGCTGGGATGGTATGCCCTGGTGCTGGGCGGCTGGTGGGGCTGGTGGCGGGCGCATCAGCGGGCGACGCGGCTCGACCGCGAGCTGACGCGGATGGCGCACAGCCTGCGGTATCCCGACCGCAGCACGGGGCAGGCGGACCGGCCAAAGGCTTGACAAGTGGCGGAGGGTATTGTCTACTTAGCCCCACAACTTTCTGTGCTCCCGACGCCTAGCTAGCGTGGGCTGAGCACACACCCTGCAAGGGCCAACGGTACCGGTACTGCCGTTGGCCCTTTTTTTGTGCTCGCAAGCGCAGAAGCCCGTCCGCCTGGCGGGTCATCCAGGCGGCCCACGCCTCGTAGGAGCGTTATCCTATGCCGATCACCGTCACCGAACCCGGCCCCGATGGCACGCCGCAGATCGTGGCGGAGCCGTCCCCCGACCCGGCTGCGCCCCCTCCTGGTGAGGCGGGCTCGCCTGGCGCGTCAGCCCCGCCCGATCCATCACCGGCTGCGCCTCCTCCTGGAGAGGAAGCACCTCCCGAGTCAGCCCCGGCCCGCCCTGGAGACCCATCCAGGGACGTCCCAACAGAATCCCCGGAGGACGAGGACGACGAGGCGCCTGGTATCCCGAAAGGGGTGCAACGCCGCATTGACCGCTTGACGCGCCAGCGCGAGGAAGCGCGGCGGGAGAGTGCGGCCATCAAGGCCCGCCTGGAGATGCTCGAACAGGGCTACCGCCGCCCACCGCAGGACCCGGCTCCCGTGCCCTTGCACCAGCAACCGGAACCCCGCGAAGAGGACTATCCCTCGCAGCAGGAGTGGTTCAAAGCTGTGCGGGACTGGGACAAAGCCCAGCTCAAGGCCGAACTGGCCCGCGAGCAGTACGAAGCCCGGCAGCGTCAGGCCCAGGAAGCGCAGCAGGCCCGCTTGGTGGAGCAAGCCACCGCGGCGCGCCAGAAGTACGCCGATTTCGACACGGTGCTCGACCGCTTGAGCACGATCGCGACCGCCCCGGCGCTGGATGCCTGCGTGCACGAGAGTGACGTAGGGGCTGAACTCGCCTACTACCTGGCGCAGCACCCCGAGGAGATCACGCGCTTAAACGACGTGGCGCGCCATGGCCCGCGGGCCATGGCGCGCGAGATCGGCAAGCTCGAAGCGCGGCTCACCAGTCCGAGCAACGGCACCAGTCGTCCGACCCCTCCGACCCCCAAACCTGCCCCCCCGACGCCCTTGAGTGGCGCCGGCAGTCCGGGCACGCGACTCCTGACGGACATGAGCGAGGAGGAAATCAGCGCCATGTCGCAGCGGGAATTTGAGGTGCTCTATAAGAGCCAGTTCCCGGGGTCGCGCTAGGAGGATGAGGAGAGTGTCACCATGCCGAACACCTTACTGACGATAAGCCTCGTGACCCGCCGGGCCCTCGCCATACTCCGCAACAATTTGAAGATGGCGAGCCAGGTCAACCGGCAGTATGACAGTCAATTCGCGCAGGCGGGCGGGAAGGTGGGAGCGACCATCAATATCCGCGTGCCAGCGCGCTTTACCGTCCAGAACGGCCCGAGCGTGACCCCGCAGGATTATATCGAGACCTCGACGCCGCTCACTATCCAGTGGCAACCCGTGGTCCCGGTGCAATTCACCAGTGCCGAACGCGCCCTGTCCCTCGACGATTACAGCCAGCGGGTGCTGGAGCCGGCCATTGCGACGCTGGCCAACGACGTGGACCGGAAAGTGCTCGAACTCTATAGCAGCGTGTGGAACTCGGTGATGGTGGACACCACCAGTACGGACACGCTCTTTCAATCCTATATGAACGCCGGGGCGCTGCTCGATGAGAGCGCCGCGCCGCGCGATCGCTTCCGCTCGGTGGTGATTGGCCCGCGCCAGCAGGCCAGTGCCGTCAGCGCCTTTAAGGGCTTGTTCCAGTCGAGCGAGCAAATTGCTAACCAGTACGAGACCGGCACGATGGGGCTCATGGGCGGCTGGCGCTGGTCGATGGATCAGAACGTGGTCGCGCACACGACCGGCCCCTATGGCGGCACGCCGCAGGTGGACGGCGCCACCCAGACCGGCGCGACGCTCTTGACCAAGGGCTGGACCGCGGCCGCCGCGTTGCGGGTTAAAAAGGGCGACGTCTTCACCATCGCCGGCGTCTATAGCGTCAATCCGCAGAACAAGCAATCGACCGGCCAGTTGCAACAGTTCGTGGCCACGGCCAACGCGAGTTCGGGGGCGACGGGCCTGGCGTCCATTGCCATCCAGCCCTCCATCACCGTGACTGGACCGTACCAGACGGTCTCCAATAGCCCGGCGGATAGCGCGCCGATTACCATGCTGGGGACGGCCAGCACGGCCTATGTGCAGGGGCTGGCGTTCCACCGCGATGCCTTTACGTTGGCCACGGTGGACCTGGATTTGCCGTCGCAGAGCGCGGAGGCCAGCCGCGCCACGGATGACCAGCTCGGGGTGAGTCTGCGCATCACGCGGCAGTGGGCGGCCTTAAGCGATCAGTGGATTACCCGCTGCGAACTCCTCCATGGGGAGAGCGCCTGCAGGCCTGAGTGGGCCGTGCGGATGTGGCAGGCCCTGGTGTAGGGAGATCTGAGGCGGGAGGAGCGCTCCCGCCCATGGAGACGTCTCATGCCCGACTATCCGTCGTCCTATCCGTCCTATCGTTTCTACGCCGATGGCCGCCAGGTCGTCGTCCAGAACCAGGCCGAGTGTGACGCCCTGGCGCCGGGGCATGCTGGGAGTCCCGCCGGTCCCTTCCCCGAGGCCGAGGACCTCTCCGAGGCGAGCGGGCTCCCCGCCGAGGCGCCGCAGGAGGAGACCCGCGCACAGGCCCGGGCGATGCGGGAGAGTGGCAGCACGCAGCGCGAGATTGCCGAGGCGCTGGGGGTGTCAACGACCACCGTGCGGCGCTTGCTGGGAGAGCCATGACATGCCCACCACCGCCCGCGCCCTCATCGCGTCGACGTTGCGCCTGCTGGGCGTGCTGGCCTCGAACGAGCCGCCGACCGCCGAGGAAGCCTTCGATGCCTTGCAGACGCTCAATCAGCTCGTGGACTCGTGGAGCAATGAGCGGCTCACCATCTACGCCATCCAGCGCCTGGACGTGCCCTTGATCGTCGGGCAGGCGCTGTATACCTGGGGGGTGCCAGGCGGCATGATCGCCCAGCCGCGCCCGCTGCAGGTGGAGGGCGCCGTGCTCTCCCTCACCGGGCAGGACATGGAATGGCCGCTCACCGCATCCAGCCAGGCGGAGTATCAAGCGCTGGCGCAGAAGGGCCTGAGCAGCCTCTACCCGCAGCTCTGGCAGTACACCCCGACGTACCCGCTGGGGGAGTTGCGGGTGTGGCCGGTGCCGCAGGAGGCACACGTCCTGGGGCTATTCCCGTGGGTGCCTTTGAGGCGGTTTGCGTCACTCGATACGGAGCTGACGTTTCCGCCGGGGTATGAGCGAGCGTTACGCTTCGGCCTGGCGCTCGATCTCGCGGTGGAGTATGGCCGCGAGGCGTCCACCGCACTCGTCGGGGCGTTTGCGCAGGCGTTTTCCGCGATCAAGCGCACCAATACGGTCGTGCCGACCCTGGGCCTGGACCCGGCGCTGAGCGGCCGGCAGGCCGGGGAGTGGGACGCCAGCAGCGGCCAGTATGTGTGGAGGCGGTGATGGAGTTTCCTTTCTGCGGGCCATCATATCGCTCACGAAGCCTGGACGTCAGTCCAGACAGAACCATCAATCTGTTCACCGAGGTCTGCGCCAGCGGCGTGAGTCCCCCGACGCTGGCCCTGTACGGCATCCCGGGCTTGCGGCGGCGCGCGCCGGCGGCGGCGGGGCCGATTCGCGGCCTGTATACCTCGACCACCGGGCGCGTCTTCGTCGTGGCCGGGCCGACCCTGTACGAACTGTTCAGCGCCGGGCCCCTGGTGGCGCGTGGCACGCTGCGCTCCAGCACCGGCATCGTCTCCCTGGCCGATAATGGCCTCCTGCTGGCCCTCGTCGATGGCACCCAGGGGTATGGCCTGACCCTGGCGACGAACGCCTTCAGCGCCACGGAAGACCCCGATTTTCGCCCCGGCCGCACCCTCGGCTTTTTGGACGGCCGCTTCGTCTGGGACGTGGCCGGCACCGGGCAGTACCAGTGGAGCGAGCTGTACAGTCCGAGTGTCGACAGTCTCGCGTTTGCCACCGCCGAAGCCCGCGCCGATCCGCTCGTCGGGCTGCTCGTCGATCACCGCGAGCTGTGGCTCTTTGGCACGCAGACGACCGAAGTGCTCTACTCGACCGGCGATCCCTTCACGCCCTTCCAGCGGCTGCCGGGCGGGCTGATCGAGGTGGGGAGTGTGGGGCCGTATGTGGCGCGCTCGCTCGATAACCAGGTGTTCTGGGTGACGAGCAGTCCACGCGGGCACGGCGCCGTGGTGCAGGCGCGGGGCTATCAGCCGCAGCGCATCTCGACGCCGCCGGTGGAGTGGGTCTTGAGCCAGTCGAAAAAGCTCCACGAGGCCGTCGGCATGACCTATGTGCAGGAAGGCCACAGTTGGTACGGCCTGTACGTGCCCGACCTGGACACCTCGTGGTGGTATGATCTGACCACGCAGCACTGGGCGGAACGGGGCACGCTGTTTGCCAACAGTCTCCGGCTCCCGGAGCCGGACCCGGTGTGGTATCCGTGGCGCCCATACCTGCACACGTTTGCCTTTGGGCAGCATCTGGTGGGCAGTTGGGAGGACGGCACGCTGTACACCATGGACCCGACCTGCTACACGGACGACACGTATCCGCTGGTGCGCCAGCGCGTCATCCCGGTGCTGCGGCAGGAGCAGGAATGGCTGTTTGTCCAGCGGCTGCGCGTGCTCATGGAGACCGGGGTCGGCCTGGACGGCGGGGTGGTGCCAGGGAGTGACCCGCAGGTCATGCTGCGGCTCAGTCGAGACGCCGGCCACACCTGGGAGAATGCCCGCTGGGCGACGGCGCACCGCCAGGGCCAGTATGGCCGGACGGTCGAGTGGCGGCGGCTGGGGAGGGCGCGGCAGCTCGTGGCGGAAGTGACCGTGAGTGATCCGGTGCCCGTGGCGTTTCTTGGCGCGTCGATTGCGTAGGAGATCCTGATGCCCACGACCTTAGCCCCGGTGCTCCTGCAAACCCCGGTGGTCGAGCGCGAGACCTTGCGCTTGACCCGTGGATGGCTCGCCTGGTTTCAACAGTCCTATGAACGGCAAGGGGGCCATGAATCCGCCACCAACACCGAGTTAGCGGGGGGCGTCCTGCTCAATGCCGGGCATATTACGCAGGTGGAAGACGATCTCGGCAGTACGAACACCACCGTGGCCGGGCTGGAAGCGGAACTCACGGCGCTCCAGGCGTCGTTCCTCCAGCTCGCCGCCGACGTCGAGGCCCTGACCGCGCGGGTGACGACGCTCGAAGGCCGGGTGGAGGCGTTGGAGACCAGCCAGAGCGACCAGGAGACCCGGCTTGAGGCGCTGGAGGCTTGGCGTGCGGCGGTGGTGGCCGGCTTGCCGGCGGTGGTCAGCGTGACCGCGCTGCCGACGTTGACGGATGCCCCGGCGAGTGCGGATGCCCTCCGGGACAATCTCACCAGTGCCTGGGAAGGCGTGGTCGAGACGAATGATGCCGGGCTGGCCACGGCGGTCAATGCCGTGCGCGCGGCGTTGGCGGCCTAGCCCACCGGCTGGCGCCGGTGGGTGTCATTGGTCATTGGTCCCTTGTCCTTTGCAAGGGACAAAGGACGAAGGACAAAGGACAACCGGCGAAGCCGGTGGACAAAGGACCATGGTGCACATCTGGCACTTGCTGGAGCAGGCTGGCGTGCGCTGGAGTCGGAACGAGCGCGAGCGGCGGTTGTTTCACGTGTGCGTGCAGGTCCAGGCGCGGCTGATCGAACGCTATCCAGACTATACCGTGCCGCAGGTGCATGTCGTGCCGGAAGCCCTGGTGGACGAGGTGAAGGAGATGCTGGATGAAGTACTTTTTGCAGTTGGCATCAGGCATTCACGTGCAGCCAGCGCTTTTATCCGTCTATAGACAACCAGAGCTGTGGAATGCTTTGACCTTTCGCACCGCCACCCCAGGCAGCCCGCATGCGGCCGCTGAGGATATTATCCTGCGCCTCGAGGCCCTCGATGGCAGCCTGCCGGAGCGCCAGTGCGTCTGGTATGAGGCCGCCTGGAAGCTCCCGGAAGTCCGCCAGCTCGTCATGGCCCTGTGTGCGCAGGTGGGGTGTGAGCAACTCGGACGCGTGATCATCTCACGCCTCAAGCCGGGAGCCATCATTCCCAGACATAGCGATGTGGGGACGCATCCCCTCCAGTATTGCCGCTTCCGCTTCTGGGGACGCTATCATCTCGTGCTCCAGACCGATCCGGCGGCGGTCTTTACCTGTGAGGACGAGGTCGTCCACATGGCGGCGGGGGAGGTGTGGTATTTCCGCAATGACCGGGAGCATAGCGTCGAGTGGTTCGGGGACGGCCAGACCGAGCGCATCCATGTTATCTGCGACATTCACACCGCCAACGAACCCGATCGGGAGGAGGTCGCATGCTGACTTTCCAGCAGGAAGCGTGGCCCGCCTTTGCGGCCGAAGCCCGCCCGCTGTGGGATCTGCACTGGCAAGAGATCGCGCTGGACCAGGACGTGATCCCGCTGGTGCCCGACCACGCCGCCTATACGGCGCTCGACCAGGCCGACGTGTTGCACGTCGTGACGGCCCGGGCCGAGGGGCAGCTCGTGGGCTATGTGGTGGGCATCCTCAAGCCGCACCTGCACTATGCCACCACGCTGCATTACCACATGGACGTGCTCTGGCTGCATCCGCAATGGCGCCAGGGGCTGGCCGGCTACCGGCTGCTGCAGGCCGTGGAGCGCACCGTGCAGCAGCGCGTGGGGGGGATGGTCAAGATCCTGTTGGGGACGAAGCAGCATTATGATCTGAGCACGCTGTATGCCCGGCTGGGCTACACGGAGATCGAGCGCACCTGGGCCAAGGTGCTCAAAGGAGACTAAGCGATGGTTGTGGCAGCGGCGGCAGTGGCAGCGGCGGCAACGATTGGCACCGCCGCGATCAGTTCCGCCAGTCAATCAAAAGCCTCCAGGGAGGCCTCGCAGACCCAGGCCGCCGCCTCGGACGCGGCGGTGCAACTCCAGCGCGAACAATTCGAGCAGACCCGCGCCGACCTGGCGCCGTGGCGCGAAGCCGGGGCATGGGCCCTGCCGCGCTTGCAACAGATGATTCGGCAGGGGCCCGGGCAGCCGTTTCAGGCGCCGCGCGGGCTCGATCCCCGGCAGTACACCTTCGTGCCCCCGACCGCCGCGACGCTCCAACAGGACCCCGGCTTCCAGTTCCGGCTCCAGACGGGGATGCAAGCCCTGGAAGGCACCGCCGCGGCGCGCGGCGGGCTGCTCAGTGGCGGGGCCCTGCGCGGCGCGCTGGACCTCGGCCAGCAGATGGGCAGCCAGGAGTACGGCGCGGCATACGGGCGCGCCCTGGGACAGAATGAACTGCGCTATGGCCGGGCGCTGACGGCCAATCAGGATCAGTACAACCGCGCCT